GGTGAGATAGATGGCTGGTGCAGCGGATTTCTGGCGCTTCGAGCGAGAGGACGAATATCGCCGCAAGACCGCTCTGGAGAAGATGCGGGAGCGGCAGCGCGCTCTTGAGAAGCCGGAGGTAGAGGAAGAGCCCGAGCAGCCCGTAGGTGTTCCCCCCGCCGCTATGCGACCCCCCGCCCTGGGTATGGGTGGCTTCACCCTCAATCTCCCGGGCGGCGCTGAAACGATCCCGGGGACGGTGACGGAACCGGGGTACAAGACGCCGGGGTGGCGGTGGGCCGATACGGCCCTGGCGCGGATACTTGGTGTCCCGCAGGAGTGGGCAGAAGAAAGGCCCTCTGTTGGCGAGGCGCTCTTTGGTGGTCTTGGCACGGCGGCTTTAGCGGGTCTTCGCGGGGCTGGTGCCCTTGGAGGTCTGGTTGCGGCGGGTCTTGCGCCAGTTGCGCAGCAGGAGTCCATTGCACCGCTCGTGCCCAGCCCTCTGGCAGGCTTGGAGCCCGAGCAGGCCGCCCTTCTGGGGGCCGAGACGGTGCATGAGGCCGTGCGTGGTGCTGGGGAGTTGGTACAAGCGCCGCTGAAACGTTTGAAAGAGGCGTTTACCCGACCGGCGGCGGGTTCGGTCTGGGCTATACTCACCGGCCAATACCGTGAGAACATGGCGACAAAGTACGTTCCTCGCGGAACGCCTGAGTGGTACGAGAAGTTTGAGGAGAACAAGCAAGCCTTCACAGAGATACAGGAGGCGTCTCCTCAGCTCTGGCAGGTTGCTTCTGGCATTGCGTTTGACCCCGTTACGGTCCTCTCTACCCTAGCAACCCTTGGCGGCGGGGCTCTAGCAACGGCGGGGAGGGTAGTCCGAGCCACCCGCCTTCTTAGCAGCATGGCGACCGCAGAGCCCGAAGAGCTCGGGATGCAGATTACAACACTTGTAGCATTCAGAGCCCTCTTCGCCGGGCTTGGCAAGCTCAAGGACTGGGCGACATGGCAGTATATCAAGCGGAACCCCAACCTCACTGAGAAGCAACTTATTAGCTACATGTCCGGGCGTATGGCGGAAGTTAACCGGAGCGTGGCCTACGGCTGGGAAAAGGCGGGCATCTGGACCCCTGCTTACGGTGAGCAAGTCCCGGCTCCCCTCTTGGCAGGCAAACAGCAGATTGGGCAGGCTCTTACCCAATGGGCGGAGTTGATGCGCCAGGCCGATCCCTCTTTTAACCTGGTTGATTCTTGGCGAGCGGTGGGGTCGCAGCAGTACACGGCTGAGTGGTTGAGAGACTATCTCTCGCGGGCGTTCGCAAGCCAGTTTGGTGCCGAAGCTGCCTCTGCGGCCACTGACATTCTCGTGGCCGCGCTGCCTAGTGGTGAACCTAGTGCCAGCCCGCCCCCTGATATTGGGCCAGCCGCTTCTCCACCCCCGGATACGCCGACTCTCGTTACGAACGTGGCAAAGGGCATCCACGACTACTATGTGCAAGCTGAGCGAGGTGGAGTTGACGCCACCGCCATTCTGGCGGAGGAAGACGCTGTCTCCACGGCCCAAGGTCTCGCAACCCGGTTTGGTGATCGGATACGGGACGCTTGGGGCTGGGTCTATGACCACACGCTCAAGTCTCTGGGCTACGACAAGTGGACGGAGCAGACCCCCGAGTACGCGCCGCCGGAAATAGAGCGCTTTGGCGGGTATCCGCGTGATCGGGTCATAACGACGCATGTTGATCCTACGACCGGCAAGTGGACAGAGGCAATCGAAGAAGTACCGCCCACCACCGAGATCGAGCGCTTTGGTCCGGGCGAACGCGCCTACGCCGAGCGACCCGAAGTGCCGGGTGTGACCGAGATCGAGCGTTTCGGCCCCGGCGAAAGACCGATTACGGTCACGCCAGAGGGCGAGGCGAGGCTGCCCGAGGGGTGGCAGGCAGAGATAGAGCGTTGGGGGCAATATCCGCACGAGCGGCCTGCGGAGGTCAAAGGCTTTACCCCCGAGGGCGAAGTGCTCGTGTCTATCCCACCCGAAGCCGCAAAGCCGGAGGGCTGGAAGGCGGACATCGAGCGTTTTGGCCCAGGAGAGCGCCCCACCCGCGAGAGGGGCATCTCTATGATGCCCATGACGACGGAGCGGATCAGCGTGGGGCTCGATCCCAGCTTTCTCCTTGAAGATATTCGGCGGCGATACTCTGGCTCCATCAATATGTACGCCGTCAAAGAGATGGTTCAGAACTCTGTTGATGCTAGTCGGAAGCCAACTGGAGCCCCTATCCCGGTCTTGCCGCCTTTGCCCACTCTCGTTAGCGTGGACAATTCTGATCGCCAAATAACGGTAGCCGACCGTGGTTCGGGCATGACTCCGGCCATTCTCCGCAAGGAGTTCGTGCAGCTGGGCGGCTCGTCTAAGCCACAGGACTCAGCAGGTGGCATGGGAACGGCCAAGTGCGCCTTCCTCGGCAACGCCGATGAGTTCTATCTCTATACGATAGCGTGGGACGAGGACGCAGGTAACTACGTTGAGTCCTTGGTTGTGGGCACGGGCAAGGACTATCTGTCGGACGGCATGACGCTCTATTCTGCGCCGTTGGAGATGCGGCCGGAGGAATATTGTCGTAGCCATCTGCACGCCGATCGTCTGTATGGCGGGTTAGAGGCCTCTGCTTGGGACGATCTTCGTTCCAAAAATGCGGACGCTAGCGGGATACTTTCCAAACAAGCGGACGCGATGCGTTTTCTTGGTCAGACTGGAACTGTGATATGGGAGACGCTTCTTCCCGATGCCAACTGGAATGAGATTGTTCTTCAGGAATGGATCGAGCAGTTCCAGGCTCAGTACCGGGTGACCGATCAGGAGGTTAAGTTCTGGTTAGATGGTGCCTATATAAAGCCGGGTACGCGTCTGAACCCATACGGACCGTCTATTGCGGCGGCAACCAAGCATCTCGATACGATTACCTTGCCCTACACTGATCTTGATATTTATGTATCCGATGACATGAACGAGGCCACGACAGTCCCGGTCGTGGTGCTTAATGCGGGCCTACCCCAGGCGGTGCAATCCTACTATGTCAACGATACGCCAGTCAAGTTACCCGCTAGCGTCGTTGTCGATGTCAAGCCACACGTAGGGGCAAAGGATGTAAACTACCCGTGGCGGGCGGATCGTTCTTGGATCACTGACGAACCTTGGCAAAAGGTCCAGGAGTACATCAGAACCGAGCTTGCGGAGCAAGCGATCCGGGACGAGGTAAATCGGGTTAGGGGAGTCATTCAGACGGCTCCCTTTATCGGAAAATCTCAGACGCTTCGTATCGTTGATGATACGGGCAGTGTTAGCGATACTACGCTCTCAACCCTCTCGGGTCGGGAGTATGCGCAAGTATTAGCCGAGGGGCTGAAAGAGGCTCATGATAGGTTTAAAGACATCCTGGCGCAGGAGTACTGGCACCCGGCGGAGAAATCCGAGTTTTTGGGCCTAGGCATTAGCTCACGATGGGCCGGGATTAATATACCTCTGCCCGGGGTTAGTCCCCACGATCCGGCTTATCATAACGATCTGTTAGTGAACCCGTGGACGGCCACGGCAGTCAACGTTCTTGGGGACTTCTTAGTGGGGATTGATCGACTTAGCGAGCTCACCGACGAGTTTGTCATGGATATTCTCCATGAGATCGGGCATGACTACGCAAGAGCGCACTACGAGGACTTCAGCCTCCACTTGACTTTGTTGCCAGCGCGAATTGGACTTAGTAACATATATCGGACCAGTCAGGAGCTGGCCGACACTCTGCGCCATGTGTTTGCACTCGATCCGAACAGTGCGTCGCAGTGGTTTGATGACACAGATCGGATCAATAAAGAGATTGGGGGCCAGAATGTTTCCATCTTTGAAAAATGGGGAACAGCAATACCCCAAGAACCCACGGAAAGGCCAGGAGTTCATCGGCCTGCACCTACTGAGGGCGGCGCTGAGACCCCCGCAATGGGTCCCCCTGGTGGGGTACGTTATGGGCCTTCTGAGGCAGGGCTTCAGCGAGGAGGAGGTGGCGAGTATGTACCAGAGGGCGCGCCAGAGGGCGGGGAACCCGGAGGGGGCCTTCGACTTCCAGGCGCTCCTCGCGCAGGCGAAGCACGAGCTGGCGAAGGCGTCCCGGAGCACGTCCCCGCCGAGCCGGAGATTTGGGGAGAGCGCTTCAGAGAACGAGCCCCCGCCCCGCCCGAGCACGTTCCCGCCGAGATCGAACGGACTGGGGAATATCCCCGAGAGCGGGGGCGATATGGGTCCGGCGACATCCGAACCTACGCCTCCGGGGTCGATCCCACCAAACGATATGACCTAGAGTTCCGGCTCGTTGAGCTAGACGATCTAATCCCCTCCCATACCCCCGGCCTCACGCCTAACCCGGCGTACCCCCCGGAGTTGCAGCCCCGGCAAAGAGATCGGCTGGCGTCCCAAGAGCAGATAGACAACATCGCGCAGAACCTCGAACCTGCCGAGCTTCTTTACGATACCCACACCCTCGATAGGGGTCCCATGATTGTGGGGCCAGACATGGTTGTGGAGTCGGGCAACGGGCGAGTTCTAGCGCTGGTGAAGGCGCGGGAGCAATACAACGAGCAGTTTGATCGGTACGTGGCCGAGTTGGAGGCTCGTGCTGCGGACTACGGCTTTACCCCCGAACAAGTTCGGGCAATGGACAGCCCGATCCTGGTCCGAGTTCGGACGACGGAAGTAGATCGAGAGGAGTTTGTTAGAGAGGCTAACCAAGCAGCGGTACTAGGGATGGCTTCGGCGGAGCAGGGCATTGCAGATGCTGAGATGCTTTCCCCCGAGGCTGTGAGTAAGATCGTCGTTCTTGGCGATCAGACCATTGACCAAGCGCTCCGGGCGGGGGCAAACAGGGAGTTCGTTCGGGACTTCTTTGCTAGACTAACCCGACCGGAACGGGCGGCTTTGACAGATCGTAGCGGCGCGGTGAATCGGACGGGCCTTGAGCGGATGAAGGCTGCGCTGCTAGCGTTCACCTATCCTGGGAAAGCTGCTGCACGGCTCATGGAAGCCTTTACGGAGAGCCTGGACCCAGGTATAAAGCGGCTAGAGTCTGGTCTTTACCAGAGCCTGCCGCAGATGGCTCACGCTGAGGGGGTGATAAGGAGCGGCGCTCTACCAGAAGACCTGAGCATCACAGAGGACTTGGCGAAGGTCATTGATGTTCTGGCAAGACTGCGGGCGACTCGTATGTCTGTTGAGGACTACTTGGCCCAACTCACGCTGTTTGAGCCGGAGCTTGATCCGTTCCAGCGGGACCTTCTCAAGTTCGTCAGCACGATTGCCAACTCGTCCCGACAGGTCAAGGACTTCGTTCGCCTCTATGCAGAGCAGATCGAGGCGATACGACCGCCTGTCCCCGGGCAAGCCCCGCTTATGGAGGGCTATGCTTTCAAAGCGCCCAGCAAAGGAGAGATACTTGAGACGGTCGCAGAAAGACTCGAAGCCCCGGAAGATGTCCAACTCGAGCTCTTTGGGGCAGCCGAAAAAGCGAAAGCTGAAAAAGCTCCCGAGGTTGCCGAAGCGGGTGAAGGACTGGAAGAACGGGCGGTAGAGGAACCCCCACCCGAGATCGCAGAGGCCCCACCCGAAGCCCCGCCCGGAGAGCTTATTGGGATTAGCGACGAGGAGCAACAAGCGACTGAAGCTCGAATACAGGCTCAGGCAGATGCGCAAGCAAAGCAGTTTCCTCCAGGCACCTACATCAAGGTACCAGGAGGGTTTTATCGGGGCGAGGGGAGCAAGCAGAGCCGGGTTCCAGAGGGCTGGGCGCTAGTTCTCTCTTATAACCCCGACCTGCAAGCGTTGAGCGTATACTACCCGGGAGCGGGGACGTTAGACGTACCCATCCCCGAAGAGTCGGGCACAAGAGCCTTTGAGAGTGCCGTTGCTCCGCCCATTTCAGAAGTGGCCGCGCCGAGTAAGGTGAGTACTCCAGACGGGTCGGGGACACTTATTCGGCGCAGTTCGGATGGAAGACAGGTTACCGTCTTAATTGCTGGAGAAGAGGAGCCTCGGGTCTTTCAGGCAGACCAAGTAACTCCTTGGACAAGTACCGACGAAGAGCGAGCGCTCGTTGGGACTAGGCAAACATATCAGGGTATCCCCGTTAACGTGGTGAACTCCCGTGTCTATCTTTGGGGCGCTCAAGGCCCCCATCTTCTCCTGGAGATAGAGCCTGCTTCTCCCGATCAGCCTCTCTTTGACATGGACCGAGCATGGGTAAGGGCGGAAGAGCTTGCCGCACCCAGCGCCCCCGAAGGGCAACTCCCCGCCCCAACACTCCCCAAAGCCGTCCAGGAGGCCGCGTCCTACGAGTGGCTTGAGGCCGAGCAACGGGGCAGAATGCCCGACGCAACGCCAGAAGAGATACGGGCTGCCACCAACGATGACATTCTGGCCGGTTTCACCGAAGAGGATGCCCGGCGGTTCGCCGACTCGATGAACCCTGGTCAGGTGACCTCCACTGGTTCGGGCGAGCTTGTGAGCAAAGAGGCGTTCGAACGGGCCGTCGAGGAGAAGTTTGGCCCCACTCCCGCTATCCGCGTGACGCCAGAGGGTGAGGCGATCCCGCCCGAGGCGCTAGAGAGATACGAGCGGTATCAAGAGCTCGCTAGACGGCCCGCCAAGCCGGAAGAGATTGAGGTCCAAGTTCTCGGAGAGGGCGAGGTGCCCCCCACCATCGCCAGAGTAATCGAGAGCGCCACGGAGAAAGGGAACGCCTGGACCACAACGGGCGCAGGAACCGATGAGGAAGAGGCCCTGGAAGCTGCTGAAACCCTTGTGGAAGAGGGAAAGGCGGTTAGAGAGGGTGAGGCGGTCGTTGTCAAGACCCCTCAAGGCGCGCTTACCATCGAGAACGAGGGGACACCGGATGTGCCCACGATCCGGGTGGAGATCGGGCCGCCTGTTGAGAGAGTGGAGCCTGCGGTGCCAGCCGAAGTGGAAGAGCCCGCACCCCCGACCGTGCCAGTGGAATCAGCCATTCCGACGGAGGGGCCGGGTGCTCCCGGCGAATACAAGCAACCCGCGCTTCCTGGGGGGATAGCTCCACCGCAGCCCCCCGCACCGCCTCCCCCCATCAACCCAGCCATTCAACCAATGGACGACAACCAGTGGGAGCTTATCCGGCGGGCACAAGAGCAGTTGGCGGCCAATCCGGAGCTTTTCGACTGGTGGACCAGTGTCAAGAGCCGGTTGCTTGACCGGTACGCCGTGGCGAAGCGTCTCCAAAAGGAAACCAACATCCCTATCTGGCAAACCATGCAGCTGATCCCCGGCCAGTTCGGGGCTACGGAGGCTCTTTGGCGAACACAGCTTTTGCCAGTCCTGAAAGAGGTCCACAACTTCAAGCTTCTGCGAGACTATCTTGTTGCTCGGCATATGGAGGACTTAATCACCAAGTTTGGGGACAAGTACCTGCTTCCCGAAGGTGTCACTGACCCTCGAGACGCCCTGGCCGAGATGGAGGCCGCAACGCCCTCCGAGGAGTGGCGGCGCATCCGGGCGGCAGCGGAGCGTATCTGGCAAGTCAACCGGACCGAGCTGGTGGACTTTGCCCGAGACGCGGGGTGGATTACCGAGGATGCCGCTGAGACCATGGAGACGGATTATCCCCACTATGTCCCCTTCTGGCGGCAAGGGTGGGAGCCCGACGAGTATTTCACACTCATGCGACGCCCTCGGGCTCATTTGGCTACTAAGTTCTCCCAATACATATCTGAGGAAGGCTCGGTACGCCGCATTCAGGACCCCCTGGAGTCGTGGTTCAAAGCTTTTGTGGATACTCGTGTCAAGGTAGCTCGAAACAGGGGCGCGAAACAAATGGTCGCGGCTATCCGCCGCTATGGCCAGCAGCAAGGGGCGTTATTCGTCAGGGATGAGAAGCCCAAAGCCCCCGGCTGGGAGAAAGTCTCCTACTACGAAGAGGGGAAGCGGAAGGACTTCTATGTTCCGGACGTGTTTGCCCGCCTTGCTAAGGGTATGGACGAGCTCAATTTGGGCCTTCTAGAGGCTTTTGCCCGTAGGATAGCCCAGCCCATGCGCCTGGGCGCGACGAAGTACAATCCTCTGTTTCCTATCATCAACTACTTCCGAGATGCAACAACGGTTTGGATGACTGAGGGTATTGCTCCCTTCGCTCCCACCTATGTTCGTGCTATGCGGCAGGCGCTTACCCACGGGGAAAGCTGGCTGAAGGCTGCTAAGGCGGGTGGTTTTGCTGGTTCTATCTTTGACATCGAGACGAGGCCCGAGGACATCGCGGCGTGGCGTTTGGGCGGTCTGCACGTTGACAGCATTGGGGATGCTCTGAAGCTTGTCCCCCGCCTGATCGCAGACCTAAACCGCGCGGTGGAAGAGGGCGCTCGTTTGGCTGTGTGGATGAAGTATGCCAAGCGTGGGATGCTCGACGAAGAGGCGGCCATGCACGTGGCCCACTCGACCATCGACTTCGATCAGTCGGGAACCTGGGCACGAGTGGCAAACCAGGTCTGGCCTTTTATCAACGCCCGAATTCAGGGGACCTACAGGCTAGCTCAGCTGGCGAAAGAGAAGCCCGCACTCTTTGTGCTCCGAAGCCTGCCCTTCCTGGCCGCAGCGGGGCTGCTCTTCCTATGGAACCGAACTCGCAAAGGCTACGAGCAGATACCTGACTACGAGTTCGCCAACAACTGGGTCATCATTGTCGGCTATGGGCAACAAGAACGCGATCCCCGCTACCCCGCCCAAGAAGGCCGCGAGTTCCCCATCTATATCAAGATACCCAAGGGCGAGATGGCTGCCACACTTACGGCCGTTCCCGAAGCCGTCCTGCGATGGGCCTGGGACCACGACGATAAGACTCTTATCGACGTGATCTTGGAGGCTACGGGCACTGCCATCAAGACGCTTTCTCCCGTAGACCAGTCCACGATCTTGGGGCCTGGGTGGGGCACCGCCGTTCAGCTCATGGCAAACCGCGACTTCTGGCGACAGTCTGAGATCGTCCCCGAGCGGGAGATGACCCGGCCCCCCGAAGAGCGCTACGACGAGTCTACGAGTAAGACCGCCGTGGCCCTGGGACAGGCATTCCATGTCTCCCCACGTTACATCGACTTTGCCATAGGCGATGTGTTTGCGGGGGCGGGGCAGACTTTCAACTGGGTAGTGGACCAAGCCCTCCAGGGCCTTGGCTACAATCCGGTGCCTCCGGGGGTAGCCAGAGAACGAGCATTGACAAGGTTCGAAGGGATAGCTGAGGAGACGCCTGTTGGCCGCTTCTTTGGCACTCGTGCTACACGAGACCTACGAACCGGCTACGCTGCTCTCGACGACGCGGTAGAGGAAGCCCGACGCCTGTTCTACGAGAATGAAGAGTTCAGGCGGCTGGGTAAGGGGGTCAACCCGCCCGGCAACACCACAACTATTGATGGTGTGCCCTATGAGATAAGCCCCGATCAGAGGGTGCGTATCGTGGAGCTCTCCGCTCCCCTAGAAAAGGACGCTATCGACCAACTGGTTGAGACGCCCGAGTACCTGGAAATGCACGACATTATGCGGAGCAAGGAGATCGACCGGGTGCGGGAGCAGGTCCGATCAGGCATTCGGGAATATGTCCTGGCGGGCATCCCGGCGGCCGAGACCGGTTTCCTGGCTCCTCCTCGGGTACGGGGTCTCTACGAAGAGTACCGGGCCATGCCCGAGTACCGGACGATGTTGTGGGACCCACAGACTAACGCACCCCGGTATCTCTCTGTTTCAAGAGAGCAATACTATCGGGGCAGAGAGGCCAGAAACGCGATCAACGATCTGAGAAACGCGACGGGCCTGGAGAAGAACCAAGCGGTCCTCCTTTACTGTCAGTTGACTGGGGACTGGGTGGGGGCTTTGCTTTCGCTTCTAACGATACGGCAGAATCCGGACCGCAGTTCGTTCTGGACGGCCCATCCCGAGCTTGAGCGATACTATGAGCGGCGCGAAGAGAGTGAGATATACCCCTATACCCCGTCCCCAACGTCGCAATGGGCGGAGGCTGCGATGAGCTAAACAAACTGAATAGATAGGACCCGCCGCACATTACGTGCGCTCGGCCCGCTCTTATCACGGTTGCTTACCCACCGTGAGGGCGGGCCTTTTTGTGTGTAGCGCGGAATAGTCCGCGAGATGATAGAGGGGCGTGAGTCCCCCAAGGAGGAGTACTGATGACGCCGCCGGAGATCACTTCAGACGTTATCGAGCAAGCATTGAAGGAGGAACGCCAAGGGAGCGTTGAGGAACCCTCGACCAACCCCGAGGAGACTTCTGAGGGCAAGCCCGAGACAGAGGAGCAAGAGACTCCAGAAGCGCAGAACGAGGAAGAGGACTTGGAGAAACTGCTGGCACGGCCGGAGGTGGAGCAACTGATCTATCGCCGGGCGCAGTCCATGAAGGATAAGGAGCTATATCGGGAACGACTCCAGCGCCAGCAACAGCAGGAGCAGGAGCGCATCCGCAAGATGAGCGACGCCCAATATGGGAAGTATCAACGCCAGCAGGAGGCTCTCCAAGCCCAAACTCAAGAGGTTCTGAAAAGCACGCTCGCGCAGGTTTTTGATCGTGCCCAGGAGCAAGCTCTGGCTTTTATCGAGGATGACGAGGCTCGCGCTGCTGTCAAACAGAAGTGCGATGCCAATGCGTTCGAGACTTTTCCAGAGTTCCTCGAGGCCGTAGTGAAGGCTCAATCGAACGCGAAGATCGAGAAAACGGTCTCGCGGAAGACTAAGGCACTTGAGAAAACCCTGCGAGAGAGCATCAGGAAAGAGCTTCTAGCCGAGCAGGAGGAGGAACCTACTCCCGAGCTCGGCGGGGGACTGCCCACGTCCCGTAGGGAAAAACTACACGGAGAAGCCGCCATCGCAGATGGCCTTAGCGATCTCCGTAAGAAGTCTAAGAGGAAATAACAATGGCCCTCACGCTCTCTGAGTCAGCGAAACTGTCTCAGAATAATCTGATACGAGGAATCGTGGAGGAGCTTATCAAAGCTTCGCCTCTGATTGCTCGTTATCCCTTCGAAGAGCTGGTGGGTAATGCCCTCGCCATCAACCGCGAGGACCCCGATAATATGGGCTCGGTCTCGTTCCGTCCTGTGGACGGTATCTGGACTGAGAGCACAGCCAAGTTCACCCAGGTAACCTTCCCCCTGAAGGTTTTGGGTGGGGATGCGGACGTGCCCAACCTGATCCAGGCGTCTCGGTCGAACCTAAACGACCAGATGGCGGCCCAGGTCAAGGTCAAGACCAAGCTCATGGCCCACGAGTTCGATCACGAGGCTATCTATGGTGTGGCCGCCAGTACCAACGGGTTTGACGGTCTGCACACACTGGTAGCTTCTGCTATGCAGGTTCACGCCGGTTCCAGCAGCACTGGGGCCAAGCTAACCGAGGCGCTCCTCGATCAGCTAGTAGACCTGATCCCCGATGGTCCCCCCGACATCTTGCTGATGAACAAGAACATCCGCCGTCGCCTGGCGCAGCACCTTCGCTTGAAGGGCTCCTACGCAACGGCTCGGGATGACTATGGTCGCATGAACATGGTGTGGGGCGACATCCCCATCATCGTTACTGACTGGCTTACCCAAACGGAGACTATCGCTAGCGACGCCTATAGCGCCGAGACGGGCGGGGCGACATCCAGCATCTTTGCCATTCGCTTCGGCAGTGGCGACGGACTGGTCGGTATTCAGAATGGAGGCATTCAGACTGAATACTGGGACAAGCTGGAGTCCAAGGACGCATCGCGGGTCCGTATCAAGTGGTACGTATCCCAAGCCTTGTACTCAACCAAAGCCTTGGCTCGTCTTGATGGCCTAACCGACGTGAGTATGGACTAGTCATAGTGGGGCGGGTCGCCCCGCCCCTTTAGGAGAAACATAACATGGCGTTTTCAGATGCCAAACCACGGACCGTATACCAGGCGACAGTGCCTATGGCCGTCACACTGGGCGGTACGGTTGTTGCTGGCGACCTGCTGGGCTACTCCTCGGGGTGGGTCCGGGCAGACGCCGACGCGGGTATCCCGGCCAAGCTTCTCGCCCTCGAGGGCGGGGTGAGCGGCGACGTGATTCAGGCCGCTTTGGCGGGTCTTATCACGTCGTTTACGGGCGGGACTGCTGGCGGGGACATCTACCTTAGCGATACCGCTGGCGGATACAGCGACAGCGCCTCTAGTACGAGCGAACAGCGGGTGGGGCAGTTCCTTTCGACAACGGAAGGCTATATCGACCTGCATCGCTTCCAGGAGAAGCTCGTCGTTGACCACAACTTCGCCGCAGCGGACGTAGCCAATATCTTCTTTATTGCGCCCTTCCGGTGCCGAGTAACGAAGATCAGCGAGGTCCACGCGACGGTTGCTGGTCAGACGGGCACGCTCACTGTTGAGCGGCTCCAGAGCACGGAAGCCCCCGGTAACGGGGACGACTTGCTTGGGGACACCAAGATCGACGAGGAAGGCACCATCAATACGGTTCAGAGCCCCGCTCTGACTGATACGGCGGCAAACCTCGTTCTCGAAGCAGGCGATAGGCTGGCCTTGAAGCAGGCTTCTGGCTCTGCTACGTCGCTTGCTAACGCTTGCGTCACCGTCGAGCTGGAGCGCGCTTAGTCCAACTGAGGGGGAGGAAAACTCCCCCTCTGTAAAGGAGCATCTATGAGCGTTAGTCTGAAAGACTTGCGCCAAGAGGTGGGCTATATCCTGGACGAGTGCTTTGTGGGTACTATTGCTAGCCCCACAACCTCTTCGTTCATCGACGAGGCCCTGATCGACTGGCATGGGTCAGGTGACACAAAGCTTACGGGTGCTTGGGTAAAGATAACTTCGGGTGGGCAAGCAGGGACTATCAGACGAGTGGGGTCATATGATGACAGCACCGGCCAAGTCACGCTTTCCCGCAGTTGGACTGCGCCCAGCGCAGGCGACGAGGTAGAAATACATCTTCAGCTCTCCCCCGACGAGATTGATCGCTGTATCAACAGAGCAATCGAGCAATGCTACTATATCGCCCAAGAGGAGATCGTACCCAAGTCCGACCAGCGCCAATACCCCTTGACCTACAGCTGGCTTTCCCACCCCACCCAGATACGCGCCGTCTACTGGCGGGTGGGCGATCCCTACGAACGGCGCTTTTACCCTGTACGCTGGTACACCACGCAAGAGGATACCGGCGAGTTTGTGCTGCTGATCCGGCCCTATGCGGCCAGTGTGAGCAACATGCTCATACTCGAGGTCATGCGGCCTTATAGTACCCTTTCCTCCGATGCCAGCACGACCACTTGCCCGAAAGATTGGCTCCGGGCGGCTGTGGAGGTTGAGGTGTACCGCTTTCTTGCCCGGCACGATCCGGGCCAGGACGCCACGCGACTAAAGCAGATGCAGGCAGAGGCGGTGGGTCGCTTCCAAGAGCGGTGTCGTATTTATCAACCGCGACCGAGACCAAGGGTACAGCTACCTGACACGGCGCGCATGAACACAAGCTCGGATGTAGTGCGATGATAGACCCCCGATACGACATTACCATCACGGATGAAGGCGTTACCAAGGGGTTCATGCTGGCCCGGGCCGACGCTTTAGGGCGGGGTGCCCGTCGTTGGCAGACGCAGGCTCTTGCCACGCCCATCGCCCAAGCGACCGGGGCGGAGCAGCGCTACGGCAACCAGCCCGCTACCGTAGACCTACCGATGGTTTTTCGCTCTACTCATAAGGGATATGGGGACGAGCAGGTAAGAGGGGAGGGCCGCTATCACTACAGCCTCAATGTCGATGGGCGGTTCCCAAACCAAGTCATCGCTGGTCCCGAGGTTTTCACGCTGACCCTGGATATGAGCAGCACGCCCCTGGCCTTCTTCGAACAGAACGGTCAGGTTTTTGTTGTGGGCGGGCGGTACTGCAAGGCCATTGACACCAGCTTCTCTATCACCACAGCGCGGGACTTTGGGGAAGGTAAGGCCGCTACCCAAGCCGCAATCTTCAATGGCAAAGCTTATGTAGCAATGGGTTACGACGAACCGTTTTGGGAGCGGTCTCCCAACTCGGACCCGACACAGGGGTGGAGCCAGGCAACGGCGTTGTATGCCAAGTACTTCGTTACTATGACAGACCGGCTCTATGCGGCCGTAACCAAGAGCTCAGTCAAGTCGGTCGCCAACGATCCTATGACTGCTATTGACTGGACAGCGGCTTATCCCATTGGAGACCCCGATCAGGAGATCACCTGCCTGGCCCAGCTGGGAGACCTGCTCTATGTGGGTAAGCAGAATGGGTTATATGCCCTGGACTCCGACGGCATTGCCGACCTCCTCACCCCCGAGCTAGGAGAGTTCGCCCACACCTACAACTGCGCCAACACCTATGCTTGGCACGCTACACTGTGGGTCCCCCACTTGAGGGGCTTGCTCAACTACCGGAACCTCGGAGAGGGTGGCTTTGTGGTCACACCGACCACGCCGGGCTCTTTCACCACTGAAGAGAACCCTATTCGTGGGCGGGTGACGGCTTTGGCAGGGGACGACCGCTGGCTGTATGCCGCTGTTCTCAACTCGGACGGCGACACTTACATCCTTGCTGGGCGGGCTGCTTTCGAGGGTGAGCAGGGGCCGCTTACTTGGCACCCCCTAGTGAAGCTAGCTGGGGTGGAGTGCCGCGCTATGCACATCAGCGGTCTTTGGGCTAACCCCCGGCTCTTCTTCGGGATGGGGACCAACGCGGGCTACATCATTCTCCCCCGAACAGGCGAGAACCCTGCCCAGGATAGCAACTGCCGCTTCTCTACAACCGGCTCTCTCTATTACCCGGCCCACTCTTGGTACGCACCCACGACGCACAAGGTCTGGCGGCAGGTCGAGATCAAGGCGGACAACCTGACGGCAAGTCGCTACATCGACGTGTACTACCGGATCGACTGGGGTAGTTGGACGTACGCTGGGCGGGCCAACCGGTCCCCACAGTCTGTCGTACCGTTCCCCGTCGGCGGGGTGAGCGGGGTCTGGCTGGAGATACGTCTCGACTTCGTGCTCCCCAGCGATACCAAGACTGCCATCGTGCGGGACGTGGTGATCCGGGGGGCCGAGCGTCCCTCGCCCGTAACTCTCATTCAGGCGGCCATCCGTTGCGCGGATAACCTGCCTCTAAAGTCAGGGAGGGACAGACGAACGGGCGCGCAGATATTTAATGATCTGCAAGCCTATACGACGCTGAACCGCTCGGTCACGCTAACTGACACCCTGGGCGTCGAGCGACGGGTACTGGTCCTTGCCCCTATCCGGGAGCAGGAGATCGCCCAGTACGACGACCACGCCCCTGAGCGGGTGGCAATCGTGCAGATGGCGGTCTTTGAGGCCAGCCAACTGGAAGCAGAGCCTCCGGCCTATGGTGTGTATGGCACATCGAAGTATGGGGGCGGGGATGTTTATGCCTAGAGGAGCATATAGATGGCTTGGACCTATGTAAATACGGATGACACTATTGAGGCCGACCACCTCAATGACATTATGAAGGCCCTCGATGGGACGGCGGGCAAAGCTCAGCCCATCGAACTGACCGAGCTGGACGATCCGGGAAACTATGCCCTGAAACTGAGAAACAAGGACGCCACCCAGGGTAGACAGCTCCTTGTTCAGGACTCCAATGGCGATACCCTGCTTGAGGTACTGGACTCGGGCATCGAGATGGGGACCAACCTGGCCTTCTCAAGCACCGAGACGGTAGACGGCGTGGATGTGAGTACCCACCAGCACACGGGAGAGAGCGGGCATGGTCCGCAGATACCCACGGCTGGTATCGCCAATGGGGCGGTGACGAACGCCAAATTGGGTGCTGACTGCGTGGATGGCACTAAGATTGCCGATGATGCAATAGACTCCGAGCACTATGCGGCGGCTTCCATCGACACAGAGCATATCGCAGACCTTCAAGTGACAGAGGGTAAGCTCGCTGCCGGGGCTGTTACTGAAACCAAAATCGGCACGCAAGCCGTCACTGAGGACAAGATCGGCACAGGAGCCGTAACGAACGCCAAGTTGGGTGCTGACTGCGTGGATGGCACCAAGATTGCCGATGATGCAATAGACTCCGAGCACTATGCGGCGGCTTCCATCGACACAGAGCATATCGCAGACAACGCAGTAGACGACACAAAGGTAGGGAGTCGCGTTGTACAGTGCTACCGGCGGCAAGGCGGCGACAGCCCAGACTGGCATACACCCGGGACCACAACGTATACGCCCACTGCTGTACGAATGCAGGTTGGCTCTATTGAGTGGACAGGATCAGCAGCAGACCATGGTGAGAAACTCGTCTCATTTCCTGTCTGGTTCTCCGGGAAGCCCCTAGTATTTCTTACCGTTCGCGGAACTGACATAAACCAGCGCGATATAACCTGTATGGCGGGAAGTCACGCTGTCAATCAGTTCAACCTCTTATGGGAGGATACCGGTGGGGATACTTGGGAGTCCTTAACTTTTCACTGGTTAGCCATAGGCCCGGAGTGATGACAGATGGCGAACATCAAGCACAACAACGTGGGCGGGGAGCTCAGCGGTGCTGAGGCCACCCTATACACCTGCCCCTCCGGTGCCCGGACAACGTGGCACAGTGCCTCAGTCATCAATACGAGCTCCTCTAGCCAGGGCGTCTATATCTACGTTCGGAAGGGCGGTGTGTCCTATCCCATGATCGACCTCGAAATGCTGCCCGGGGAGAACATCGCCCGCCCCGAAGATGAGCTTCATAAGCTGGGAGAGGGTGACTCAGTACGCGGCTACGCCGACGCACCCAACGTTGTGAAGTACCTGTTCAGTTTCGTTGAGGAGCACCAAGTCTGATGCGGCGGCTGGACAGTATCGGCCAGCTCATTACCTACATCCACGGGGGCTTTCGGAATGCACAGCTCCACGGGGCCTGGGTCGATGAGGATGGGAACATCATTATCCGGCTCGGGGATAATGCGGGGGCGCGTAAGGTCTCCTTTCGAGATAGCGATGACGTAGAGGTCGGTTACATCGACTCGGAGGGGGCCTCGACGTTTGGCGGGGGTGGAGGCGGGGGCACGGGCAACCGGGCGGTGTTGGTGCCCGCTATTGGGGCGAGCTACAAGCTGGGCGGGGTAGTCCTGCCCGTCCTTCGGGAGCGCACGGTCTATGCTCAGTGTTGTGTTGATGCCAACTACGATACGGGTCTAACTATCACCCCAATCGTCCTGCCCCCCAAGATGGGCGCTCTCTATTTTACCTGCAAGATATACGGGGCCGCTATTGGAGAGAGCTACGACACACACTCCTACAGTGTCGGCCCCGACACATGTACGCTCGCGGCGAATCAGGTCCAGGAAGTAACCCCAGCCGAGGGCTCCCTTCCAGACCCTTCGGACTTGGTGGCGAACGATCAGGTAATGATCGAGTTCACTCGCCACGCCAATGATCGCCAAGACTCTATCCCGGCGGACATCGTACTGCTAGGGTTTGCTATGACCTATCAGGTCTAGGAGGGGCCATGTATCTCACGGACCCCATCCCCACGGCCCCACTGGGCCAGCGGTTTGGAGAACACGTCGAATACTATCGGCAGTTCGGGTATCTGAGGGGGCATCCGGGATGGGACTTCCCCGCCCCAATCGGAACGGAGGTGCGAGCGGCCAGCATAGGCAAGCTTTACGTGGCGAACGAGTCAGGTGGTTACGGCAACTACTGTATGGTATTCGGGGAGGGAGTAGATACACTCTACGCCCATCTCTCGAAACACAACGAAGAGACCTTGACGTTGCGGGGGGAGGTTGTATGGCCCGGCCAGGTGATTGCCCACTCGGGCAATACTGGCAATAGCATAGGACCCCATCTCCATTTTGGGGTAAGGCCGAAGCCATTGGACTATCACAATGGTTCCAAAGGATATGTTGACCCCGCACCTTATCTGCCCAGTCGGAGGGAAAACATGGGGACGAAACTAGGAGCGCATATTCAGGTACTTAGGCGGGAGAATACCGCTACGCTTGCGCATTTGCGCAGAGCTTTATATCCGTCGCTGAAGGTAATGGTGGTAGATACTGTAGACCCCTCCCTGCTTGTCGAAAAGGTGTTCCCGGCCTATCGGGAGGCGGGTCTGCCCACGCCCGAGATACTCCCCCGCGTTTGGACGGACGACATCCGCGATGAGTGCGTGCGGGCTGGCCGTGACGGTGCGCGCCGGTGGGCCGAGCGGGTTCTGCCTGGGTATACCAGGTATCGGGACCTGTTCGGGTGCGTGCTAGTGTCGAGCGTCAACGAGTTCATTCCCTACACTGATGAGGACGCCCGGCGTCACAATGAGTTTGAGTATTGTGCCTGCGCCGAGATGGAGCGGCACGGTTTTCTCCTCGGGGTAGGAGAATTCTCGGTTGGTTGGCCCAAGCTAGAACATTGGCAGTATTACAGGGATGCTCTACAGCGATGCGGGGCACTCTTCAAGCACGAGTATGCCTGGGCGGGGCACAATGATCGTGGCGAGGACATGCTCTGGTATCCCTGGCATGTGCGACGGTATGAGTTGGACATCGCTAAGTTGGCAAGTCTGGGCTATCGCATCCCGCCCATCTATCTTACAGAGATTGGGTGGGACGAAGCGGTCATTACGGGGGCCAATAGGGGCTTTCGCAACTACTCCAATGCGGACGTCTACTTGGAGTGGCTCAAGACCTATGATGCCTATGCCCAGACCAATGAGGCGATTCAGTTCTGTCACATCTTTCAGACCGGGGCGGCAAGCGACTGGCGTGAGTATGACGTTGTAGGGAGCGCAGTTGATGCCTCTCTAGCCAACTACGTGAATGCCCACAGGGAGCGCCCCGAGCAGTCCGAACCAGACCCGGTTGCCGAGGGAAGGAAACAGGCTTGGGGGATCACGGCAGATGACGTAGACTACAGGAACTGGGCCTTCCCCAAGTATGCCCGGGAACATGGTCTAGGCGCACCGATGGTGCCATCCGGGCTACACAGTAATGAGATCGACGCCGGGCCGTACCGCTTTGGTATGTACGCCAACGGCGTTTGTTATTGCCT